TGATACAGGTGGGCTCCAGTTTTTAGGCCCATCCCCAATAATTTTAACCACATCATAATATTGTTTTTGTCTTCTTTTACCTAAATAAGGTAACATCTCTTCCATAAAGTGTAAAGCACGGTAGCCTCTGATAGAAAATCTATAAACAGTTTTGTGGTGTTTTTTTATTTTTCTATTTCTTTTCACTAAGTTTTTATTTACTTCTAAATATGTTTGAAATTTTTGTAAAATATCTTCATCGGTCATTTGAATTTCCATAGCTGCCGATGGAGTCCAGCCATGTTTTCTTTTGTTGATTCCAAACCAACCTTCACCTTCAAATATACCAGATAATATTAATAGTTGATCTCTTTTAGAGAGTTCGTCAAACATAAAAATTTATAACAGATCTTTTATGTAATCTCCACCTTTTTTTATTTCTATTTCACCCCCTGTAGAATTACCAGGTATTGATTTAGGTCCCATATCTTCATCTCTAAGCATTCTTAAAATCATGCTTATATTAGAATCCATTGACATAGTTGGATCATACTCAGATGCCATTAACTTATCAAATCTCTCTTGCTTTTGAGGATTGTTAGCTAAAACTTTTTTTGCAGTGCTACTCGGCATTTAAGTTCCTACAAATTGAACAACCCTTTTTAAATTTTTCATGTTTCCAACAAGGGTCTTTTACAATTACTTTAGGCTCATAAACCTGTGGTGTTGGTGTAAATAATTTTTTAATCCACTTCCACATTATCTTACTCCTCTAAAATTAAATCCTTTAACTTGAATACTTTTTGTTCCTCTTGTATCAACGCACTCACTACAACACGCATCACCACCTGTATTTAATTTAATTGGCGGAACTTGAGAGTTAGGACCACTTTTTGGTGGTGTAGTTTTTGTTAATCTTTTATTTTTGATCATAATAAATCCTTATCTACATTTCCTGAAATTATAACTTCTCCACCATCATCATAAGATTGAAAACCACTTAAAAATGTATTTGGAGTGGATACAGGTTTTTTAATTTGAGTTACTGGTGACTTACAAGGTGGTGTAGTTCCGTCAGGGCAAAGATTTTGTTGTTGTGCTCCTCCTCCTTCAGGTCTTACAGGTCTTCCAAACGCATCAATTTTTCTACTCATTCTATCTTTTGCATATTGACCGTACATAGTTTCTCTTTGACCTAATGTTAATCCACTAAAAGATTTATCTCCATATAGACTACCCTTTTTAGTATTTCCTAAAACTTGATTTGTAAAAAAATCTCTATTTCTAATAGTTCCTTTTGCTAAGGGTTTACTTAATGCGGTTGCAACTACTTTAGTAAAACTAGGAGCCATCTTTTTTATGTTTCTTTCAGTAGCATAAGCACCTTGTTGTCTAAAGGCACTTTGAATGTCTTGTTCTGTTTTAATATCTCTTGCAGAACCAGTTAAATTTTGATTCTGTAAACCAATCTCTCTACCTGTAACTCTCATGTCCATTAAATTTTTTTGTTTTGGTTTACCAATATTTAATAGATTCGCTGTAAGCTGTTGTGTTTGATAACCGATGTTTTGTAAAAAACCTCTATTTTGATTTTGAGCTGTTTTTTGAGTTGCTTGAGGAGTTGTTTGTTGGTTTGATCCTCTAGCAGACGCAATTGATCTTTGGTGAGATGCTTCTTGTTGTGGACTTACCTTAGATCGGTCGGGACCTGCTATACTTCCATATCCAGCTGCAGCTCTAGCTCCAGCTTTACCTGGATCACCCATGTCAGCGCCACCGCCTTTAAACTTTCTAACTTTTCTGTTGTTTACTTTCACTCTGCTTCTCCCTATTCAAATCAATCTTCTCTTCTGCAATTCTTATTCTTTCTTCAGCTTGATCTTCTGCAGATTCTAACTTCATTTTATCAAGATCTAGACGATCTTCAAACTCCATAGCTTTTCTTTCTTGATCCATCATATTTTCTTGAGCTTTTCTTTGCATATCCATAGCTCTTAAATCTAATTCTCTTTGTTTTAATGCAACTAACGGATCTGGTTTTTGACCTCCAGCTTCTTCTTGTGCTAATTGAGTTGTGATCTCTGCAACTCTTTTTGCAACTAAAGAATCAAATAAAACTTTAAATCCATCTGGATCTGCTTGTGCTTGTTGTTGCATTTCAGGTGAATTTTGTACCATGTCACCAATTTCACCATGAGCTTGTAGTGCAATGTGGTCAGATATGTGTCCTTGAAGTAATGCATACACCATTGGATTAATTTGAACCATTCTTGTAGCCATAAATGCTCTGTGAGCTGCAATATGGGACTGATGATCTTGTTGAGGAAACGCTTTTAGCATTTGCATCTGTAATGCTTTAGCATTTTCAGTTGCAGGATCTTCAGGCATTGGTTGTTGCTCTGGTTTTAGTAAGGCATCAATGTTTTTTGTACCTAAAGCTTCATAAACTCTTCTGTAAGCTTCTCTTAGATTGTGCATTTGTGGATTTGACGCTGCAATCTTTAAATTTTCATTCGCTAACGTCACTCTTTGCGCCATACTCATGATATTTGGATCTGCAACAGGTATTACATCCACTCTTTCGTCAAAATCTTGTAATTTTACGAACCTATCTGCGTTTGTAACTGCATATGGGTACACAGGAGGTAGGTAATCTGCAAAAACATTTGCTAAAAGTCTAAATTCTTGTCTCATAGCGTAGTAACATCGCTTGTGAATAGCACTCATGACCCTCGAACCACGTTCTAACAACGCAATTGTCGTTCCAACAGCTCTATTTTGTGCATCTTCACCCATTTGCATGTCTGCAATTGATGCAAAACGCTGTCCTGCTTGTACTACAAAGCCTAAAAGTTGAAATAATGTACCACTTGGCTCTTTAAAAGGTAAAATTTGGAACTGATCTTTGATATTTCCTCCAGGTGCATCCACATCTCTGAACTCTCCAGGTTGAAAAGGTTGATCATCATCACGAATTCTTATACCTCTGGACTTAAATCCAGCAGGTAAGTTCGCTAAAGTACCTGCATCAAGCAATTGTCTTAATGCTTGAGTAGCAGATCTAGATAATCCACCGATCATATGTATTAAACCAAAGCCATAGAACCCTAGACCAGGTAAAAATTTGTAATGTACGAAATATTCTTTTCTTGTGTAAGTGTCATCATCTTGATTATAGTTTCTATAAATAGATAAGATCTCTCCTGAACCCTCATCTATTGAAACTACATAAGGGAGTTTTACTTCTTTTTCAGCATTTTCTTTTTCAAACTCATTCAAGTTCAAATCAATATGCATTTCTAAAATATTATATTGATATTCTTTTTCTCCAGCAGGTTTAACACCTTCCAATTCATTTAGCTTATCTTGTATTGGACTTTTCTCTGCTTGTTTTGGAACAAGTTCTACATCTCTATAAAATCCTGCTTTCTGTTGTTTAAGAACATCATTTTCTGACATCTTAACAAGATGTGTAATTCTTTCACAATCTTTTAAATCAGTTGCATAGTATGGAACGATTAAATCTTCAGCAGGTACAAATTTAGCAACTGCTCTTTGTTTAATTTCATCGTAGTAAATTTTTTTAAATGCAGATCCTGCAAGTGGTAAATAAAATAAAAGTTGATCTGTGTCTGGTGTGTACTCTTCCATTTCTTCCATCAACATATAGTTCATGAAATCTTTTACTCTAGTTGCTTGATCTTCAACTTCTTTTGTTTGTGCACCAATCACTGTAGTTCTTACAGGACCATCACTTGGTAATAATTCTTTATAAGCTTGTGCTTGGAATTGTGTTACAGCTTCTGATAAGAGCGGATGGGTAACACCACTTGCACCTTGAAATGGTCTAGTGTTTAAAACATACTTGAATCCAAGTAAATCTAAACCTTGGGTGTAAGCCTGCTCCCAATCCGATCTTGAAACTTTATCTCGTTTGTAATCCTGAACAAGTTGTGCAGACATTCGACCAAGAACTCGGTCGTCCATCTCTTCAGCTAGGTTTCTATAAAAATCTTCTTCAGGTGCCTGCTCTTCAGGAAGTTCTTCTTCACCCTCAACTTCTACGTCAACTTCTTCTGTTTCAACTTCTTCTTCAGGAAGTTCATTTTGTTTCTCTATTTCAGCCATTAGTATAGTTTAGTTGGTTTTAAATTAACCATCTTTCCGCCTCTAGCTTTGATCATTTTACCTGCTTTAGCACCATCCATAGCACCAAGTCCGAAGTTTTCACTTCCAGGTGTTTTAGGAATATTAATAACTTCTTTAGTAAGAAAGTTTTTAATTTTTTGTCCCATTCCGATTGAACCAGCTTTTGTTCCAGCTCCACCTCTCATGATACTATCTTTGTATACAGCTTTTTTTGTATTAGCCATTTTTCTAGCCATTGCACTTGCAGAAGAACCGCCTCTACCACTATCAACATTTGCAGCAGTAGCTCCTTTTGCACCAGCACCTAGCATTTTTGCTCCAGCAAAACCAATTAAGGCTGCCTTCATAGCTTTTTTAAGTTTTTTGCTTGCCATGATAATTATCTCCTATTTGTTATAACAGATTTATAATATCACGCAAATATATTT